CCATCATTTTCACCAGTTCGGTGAGGCGTGAAGGATGCCCCGTGCGCCGCATAAGCGACATACGCAGGCAAGGCAGCAATACCAGGCCCAGGGACGTAACCACGTCTCGAAACCATGACATAACTGCCAAAGAGATACCCTCCCCAACCATCAGACCTCTTGTGGAACTTACGAGGGTGGTCATCAGAAACAAGATGGCCATCGCCGTAACCGTCTGGCCCAAAAATTCGGGCAGAGACGGGAATGTTCGACAAAATATACTCAGCTATAAAAGGATACCCTCTTCTTACATAGTAATTATGAAGAAGGTAGAGCCCCCTACAGCTAAGAAGGTCTTTCTGAAAGAAAGGACGCACATTCCTACCGGCCAAGAAATCAGCCCCGCAACTTTCGCGGAACGCTCCTGTCGTGAACGACTTCTCCAAATTAACGGAGAAGCCAAAGAGCTCTAAAAGCTCGATAGTTCGCGAGACCCCGGCCGTCGGGACGATTATATCGTCACCATAAACCAAGACCTCGCTACTGTCACAATCATCAAGCTCACACGCCACCTTACTGATAGCCCAAAAAATCAGGGTCTCAAGAGGGAACGTGAAGCCATTGCCCATAGATGAAAATTTATGGAGACGGATACTTCTGTCCTCATAAACCACGGCCTCCGACCGGCTCATTGCGAGCAGGCCGAACCAGTCGTCCGGGCAAAGCGCTTTAACTAACTCATAAGAAATCGAGTCAGAAGCTGACGAGAGATCAAGGGTTGCTAAAGCCCCATTAACAGAGCCAGTACAAGCGGCGCGTTGATTTGCGCTCTGGTCCCGTATATCGATCCCTACGCGGCGCAACCGACGTGCGATGGCATCACCAATACCCAGCTGCAAAAGCATATTGCAGTTAGGTTCGATGACAATCCCTCTATCGGTTTTCGCGTTCTTGGGTACAAACGCAAGGCGCCCATCACAGACTGTGACAGAAACCTTGGTCACATCCTCGTAACTCTCATCAGAGAGTTTCACCCCACGCTGAACTTCTGCGTGGCACCACGTGTAGGCCGGCACTTCTGCCAACAAAGCCGACACAATGGGGAGGAGGTTTGCACTGCAATGCGGTGTTTCACTTAACTTCGCTAAAAACGAAGCGTCAGCACGTTTCACCGACGTTGTGGCACCAGGTCCAAAGCGAACGCCCAACTGCTCTAATGTTGGACACCTACCTAAAGTCCGACATACTAAGTCACGAATGCGCGAAAGTGCGCATTCATGATGGGGTTGCAAGAATATAACCCCCTTAGCTACATCGGCAAGGAACAGATTTGTCCGAAGACAAGTCACCTCAGATTGGAAAAAGCCCCTAACAGCGGCTTTCCTTCGATCTACGCCCACGTCGATAAATGGAAGCTTAGAGAATAAAGCTATCATCTGTCGGCAATGGTAGTAAGTCTCGGGAGAAGCATAAGCCTCTGCTGGGACCTCCATTACACTAACTTTCGCCCAATCACCCGCGATAATATGCGAGAGAAGGGTTTCGGAAATAGAACCTGCATATGCAGCGTGCAATGAAGCCACATCCGAGAGGATGCGGATGGTTTCACGTCCGTCATACGGTTCATCCCACTCGACACGATTGTGCATTTGAGACCTCCTACAAGAAGGATAATTTCGGGAAGTTTCTTAATCGGCAACGACCAACTGATCCACAAGGATCGGTACCGAACCCGTATTAACGACC